ACCATCCACAAAGTCTGGCTTAGGTAACGTCCAAGTTTTATTCGTCTTCATCCGATTTTTGTGGCAGAATAAATAGTGGGCTTGCAGCAGAAACTTCTACTTTCTCTGTCTTTGTAAAGCCACTACGATCTAGGACATCTTTTGCAGCTGCCATCTTTTCTTTATTTCCTAGATCTGTTGGATTGTTCATAACTTCAAACATAGAGTATGCAGCTTTTGTTGCAGACGAAGAAATAAACTGCTTTGTTAATGCTGCAATTTCATCTGCAAGTGGTTCTGCTACTTGTCTAGAAGTAACAGCATCAGCGTACCCAGCAAGCTTCTTAGCTTTTACTAGGTTGCCCCCAGCTTCCTCAAACAATACGTCAAGGAACTTCTGTTGTTTTTCTGTTAGGTTTCTAGCCATTATGTCACCATATACATTATAAAGCCTAGAGTACCAAAGCCTATTGCTAAAAGTAATGCTGAGATAGTCCAAGTGATTATTGCTTCTTGCATCTCAGCTTTACGGTATTCTTGCTCTTTCTTTTGTTTTCTTATCTTAGCTTCTGTAGCTACAAGCTCATCCCAAGCAGATGGTCCCATAGTAAAGCTAATGTAGTCCTTAAGCTCTTTACGCATTTGTTCAGCTTTACGTTTAGCTGCAAATACTTCGATAGCTTCGGCTTCTACAGAACCACCCAGTGTTTTCCACCACGGAGGGTTCTTTACTTGCTTTTCAGCTTGACCTAAGTCAGACATGTGGCCAGCCCATTGAGTTAACTGGCTTGACATGTCCTGCAGGTCTTTGCCAATAGCAAAACCTTTTTTAAGTGCGTTGAAGGCGACTGTGGCCCCACTGATTATTGTAACTGGGTCCACGAGTCTCCTCCCAAAGAACTCACTTCACACCTTCGTGTACTACTCTTTTAATATCACCACGTCCGATACCTAAATCATTTAGTTCACGGTCTGACATTCTCCACAAGTGCATCTCTGCGATTCGTGCATTAGCCTGACGTTGACGTGCTTCGATTAATCTTTCAAAAAACTTTCTCATTGTTGTCTCCATAAATTGCTGCATTGCAGCTTACAGAGACTAGTTATACACACATAGTTATACTATACTATTGATAAAAATGCAAGTCCGTTATGTTTTTCTGTTAGGGTTGTAATGTTCCTCTACAGATATTGTGACACCCATAGTACCACCACCATTAAATACAGTTATCTTGTCACCTGCGTGTAAGTGCAACCTATCAGATGTAATCATGTTATATACATTATTACCTGCTATAGACTTATTATCAACTATAGTATAGTACGTGTTATCTTCTTTATGATACCACTGAATAGAAACATTACCTGTAGATGAAGCACCATTACTTACGTGAAGAAAGGTAACTACAGCATCATAGTTATTAGGGCAAGTGTATAAAACATCACTACTTGCCCCACCTGCAGTGGCTGTAACAGCAACACTTTCAGTTGCTGTGTTATAACTTAAAGCTACCATATTACTTCTTCTTCACAGCTTTCTTAACTGTTTTAACTACCCAAGCTTCATTTACATCAGGTGTAGAGGGATCATCAGCGATGAAATGTCCGTTCTCATCACGTGCTCGTACCATCTCCAAAGTCTCAACATATTCAGGCTCCTGCTTCTTTGTAGCTTTCTTAGTACGTGGCTTAGGTGTTGCAGTCATAGCCATCTCAGCTTCTTGACAGATAGCTGTTACGTTAGGGTCTTTACTTTGTACGTTACCGTAGTTGTCTTCCCCTGCAGCTTGATTACCCATAGAGTCCCACACGTAGCCGTGCTCGTCTACACGATAACCTTTAGCTTCTAGTGCGTCTTTATATTTATGGTAATACTTCTGTGCCATTATGAACTCGTCTTCATTGGGCGCTCAGCTGGGTTAGATGCACCACAGTATCCACCTTTGTAGTAACCCTTCTTCTTAGCCATACCACCGTAAGACATACCAGATGACTTCTTAGCACATTTACCTGCTGCAGTACACTGCGCTGGGGTAGGACACCCTTTACACGGTTTAAACTTCATAGCTATGTTCTCTCTCTTCCTGATGCTGTTGTTG